TAAATGGTGACGGTAAAGTTACACCAGATGAAATAGCTAAAGCTAAAGAGATTTTAGAAAAAGCAAAAAAAATTGAAAAAAAGCGCGAAAATTTAAGAAATTTGCATCGAAAATAACATTGTTAATAGTATAAATAATAAGTTTAATTTCTCTATTATTTATAACAATAAATATGGATGAAACTATGACTAATAGTAGTGGCTCCGTAAAAGGCTTTACAAAAAGACAAGAAGCTAAAAATATATCATGTAAAAATGCAACAACATACGAAATAAATTGGAAATATAAAACTAATCTATCTAATGAAGAAGTTTCTATTTTTACAGGAAAACAAATTGAAGGATTCAATGCAAAAAAACAAAAAAAACCAATTGTAGCAGGAGATATAGTAAGATTTAACAGACAAGACCATGCTAATAATAGATTAAAAGCTACTGTTAAAAGTGTATTAAAGCCGTTATCGGCCGCTGATATGGCAGAACAAGGAAAAGATATAAGAGGTCTTGCAAAATTTCCACCTGTTTATACTTTAGAATTTTTAAAAACTCCTTATTCAAAACCAGACCAGGTAACTGGTTTAAAAACTAGTAATGTAGAAGAATTACAAAAAATTGTTAATTTTAAATCAATTATATGTGTAAATTGGAGAAAAGAAGCCTTAATGAAACATTTAAAAGATATGAATATAAAAGAAGGTTCAAAGAGATCAAAAGCTAGAATAGATTTTAATGTAAAAAAACAAGAAGAATATAATATTGTTAAAGATACAATACTTGTCAATAAAATTCAAAGAGAAATGAAAAGGGTATTTATGCGAAATAAAAAATTTACACCAGATGTAATTAGTGCTTGGGAATCTGATAGCTACCAAGAATATAATAAAGATGAATTGATAGCACCAGACGGAACATATTATATAATGAGTGTTGCTTTTGTTGATTTGAAAAAAAAAATATTAACAAATCAAGAAGTATGTGATAAAAATCCACCTTATTATAAATTATGGGTCACTGTAAAAGTTACATTGCGAAAAGAAGCAAAAGATATTGGAAGTGATATTTTATTCAATGGAAAACTTTTTTTAGGCTGTGATGAAAAAAAACAAACGGTTTTAAATATTTTAAATGAAATTAAAAATGATGCTCAAAATGGTTTAATTAAAATACAAGAAGCTGCTAATATTCCAAAACAGCAAGAAAAAGAACGGTGTGAATATCCTGATGCCCCCATTGGCGAAGAAGAAATACAAGAAGATATAGATGTTACACAAGGTTTTATAAAAAATCAAAAAGTAATGGTTGCTTCAAAGGATTTTAAATGGGAAGGTATGGTTCCCGGTAAAATTAAAACTGTCAAAAAAACAGATCCTCCTACTTATGACATTATGTTAGAGAGCAATATTATTGTAAAAAATGTTGAAAATAATTATATTAGACCCATTGAAGATGATATGATGGGTGGAAAGAAAAAAAGAAAAACTAAAAAAAGGAGAAGAAATAAGAGGAAGAAAACCAAGAAAAGGAGAAGACGAAGACGATAATTTTCTCTCCCCAAAACTGAAAAAAAAGGCACTATCTTGTATAAAAATATTTTTTACATAAAAAATATGTAAATAATATTACATTAGCCTTTATTATTTAACATTACTTTATCATCTAATTTATCTTCTAATAAGTGTTCTAAATGAACAATCTTTTCCTCTAATAATTTTAATTTATCAATTTCTATTTCATCAGCACTTGGTATTTCATAATACCAATCATAAACATATTTACTTCCATTATATGACATCTTTCCAAAATGCCATACAAAATCAACAGCTTCATACAATATAAAGCCTAATACCATATATATTTAAATTCATATAATAAATTTAAATACTATTTTAGAATTAGATTTGTAAATGAACAGTATTTTTATCGGATTTTTTTCTTCTACTCTTTTTTGGTTTTGATAAATCTGTTTTATTTAATTCTTGAATTTCATGCACACTGGCAACACTGCCTGCCTTTTCTTCTTTTAAATTAATTTTTTTTGTTTTAAGTCCTGCTAGAATATCTCGTAGGTCATTAGGTCCTCTCATTTCTGGTCGTTTAGGTTTTTGAACTTCTTGATAAGACGATTCCATATTTTCAGCATCAACAAAATCGGGATTTCCACGACTCATACCTACATCAGGTCTTCCACCACGTCTATTACCCATTGACGGAGGACGTCTTCTATATTCTTCAGGTGGTCCTGGAGGAGAACCCATTGGCGAATCTCTTTGCATAGCACCATTTACAAAGTTAGCAAATCCAGGATTTTCGTCTCCCATCGTATTTACAGCAGCTTGTGTAAATTGTTGCATCAATTCAGGATTTTGTTTTAATATATCATCCATACCCGGCATTGCACTTTTAAACATGGTATTGGTCATATGAACCATAACAGCACTTCCACCCAACATAAATAATAATTTTAATTCGGGTGCTATTTTTGCTTTACTTTGATATTTTTCATGTAGTTCGCCAAAAATTTCATCATATTCTTCTAAGTTTTCATTAATCTGTTCAGACCAGCCATCTAATTTAACATCAAATGGATCAAAACGATTATTAAGAAATTCTAAACCTGAGACAAAAGCCATTAACATTTTCCCTTGGAATTTTTGACTAGCTTTCTTTTCTTTTTCAGTTTTAATCATTTCATATTCTCCTTTCATTTCATCTAAAGAAGATTCCATATTATATTTTTTACTGAGTGTAATACCTTTTTTTTCTAATGCTTCTAATTTTCTTAAATAACTGAATTTTTCTTTTAATAAAGCTTCTCCTGTCAATTTTGGTTTGGCTGGAGGATTTATTGTAGGATTTACAGGAATATCATTAAACTTTTTAAATCCATCATCTGTTTGATTAGATTTATTTGACTCAGATGCATTTGGTAATATAGGATTAGGGATGGTAGCTCCGAATAATCCACCTAATGGTGAAGGTTTCGGCATTTCCATTTTTTTATTTACATTGGTGCTGTCGTCTGATTTTTTAAAATCACCACCACTAAATAAAAAATTACTTCTAGCATCTTTTATGGATTCTTTTCTAGGCTCATTTAAATCCATACTGTCTAATTCTGTTAAATCATCTAATTTAATATCTGATGTTGGACTACCTGCTCGTTTTTGTTTATTTGGATTCATTAACATTTCTGCTCCTGGTCCAAAATTCACTGATTTTTTATCTTCAAAACCAGTTATTTTAATACTTCCTCCATCATTAGCATCAATAACATTTAGTTTTGGAGTTTCATCAATAGTTACTTTAATATTATCCATCTTATATTTTATTATCAACTTTTAATTTTAAGTTTATCCGCAATAATATTTAATTTAAAGTGCTAAAATGCCATTTTGCTTGTAAAAAACAATCAGCCAGATCATCTTTTTTTTTATGTTTATTAAAAAATTCATGCCAACAATTAATTAAATTACTTTTCATTAATAGTCCGTGTGTTATTTCTATACTAGCCTTTTTTCTTTCACTATAAGTTGTTTTCTTTTTTCCTAAAAACTCTTTTAATTTATTGGATGCTGATATTTCTAAAATTCTTGGAATTTTTTTTTCTATAAAATGTTGCATAATCATACCTTGTAATGTTTTCATTCTTAATGCTAAAGGACCTATTTGATTTTCTATTAAAACAAGATCCATATTTTCATATTCATCGTTAAATATTTTTTCAAATTCCAATTTCATTGTTCTACCATATTCCACCATATTTTTTTCATTTGTATTTATTTTTTTTATATAATCAAAATAATTATTGGATAAGTCAGTTAATATTGTTTCATAACATTCTTTTTTTTTTGCTAAAACATTTAATGATATATCATATTCATAAGCCAATTGTTTTAGTTCATTTACTCTGTATTTTTTTAATTTGTTTAATTTAAATTTTTCATGAGGTATCTTCCACTTTTTATTTTTTGCATGTATTTTACAGTATCGTTGATTGTTTTTTTCATATTTTGCTAGTTTATTACATTTTCCTTTTTTAGTCGTTCCACAACATTTATAAATTTCTTTTTGGCATAAATTAATAACATCCCATTTTTCTATGCTATAATTTTTAATGTCTATAAAATTAATATAACAATATGCTAAGTTTTTCATACCAACATCAATAGATAATAGTTTCATATTAATAAATAAATATTATGTTTTAAATACTTATTTATTATCACATAAATAATTTATTTTCCGGTAGATTTTTTTATCAATAGTTGTTCTTGTGATAAAATTGGACCTGACAATTGACTTTGTAATTGATTTCTAGATAAATATAATTTTTTTAAATCAGAAGTTTCATAACCATATGGTTGTGTTTGATCATCACAGCTTTTAAAAATGTATTTATCGTTATAATAGGTATTAGGATTATGGCAACTTTTTGTGCTACATTCTTTCACTGAATTAAAGTTTTTACCCATAATATTTAAACCATTATTTATCAAATATTGTCTATATTCATAATTAGTTTTAATGTTATTGTCATGTCTTACTTTATTATTAACAGAACAAGTAGTAACATAATCAGTATATATTCTAGAATCACTCATTAATGCTGGAGAACTAGAATGTATATTATTCATTGCTTGGTAACAGGTAGCCCAACTCATTATAATAATAGTATATAATATTTTATTCGCTTAATAGATTAATTAAATCGTTTTTTCTTAAAGATTTATATCCAGATAATCCTTTTTCTTTACATAAATCTTTTAATTCAGAAACTTTTAGTTTATCTAAATCATTATTTTCTTCAATATGAATTGTTTTCGCTTTTTCTAAAGATTCACTTTCAATTTCTTGTTTTACTAAATTTAAATTATCCAATTCTTCTACATCATCTACTTTTACATCACTAACTTCTTCTTCTTTATTATCTAAAACTAATTGTTTTCCTTCTTCATTATCGGACTCTTCACTTTCAGAATCTGAATCTTCTTCGCTTTCAGAATCTGATTCTTCTTCACTTTCAGAATCTGAATTTTTATCAGAAACAGCAATTAAATCATTATTTGGATTTGTATGTTGTTGTTGTTGTTCCTGATGATAATCATGTTCTTCCTCCATTTCTTCTTGTACATAATATCCTTGAGGTTGTTGATTTTCTTGAACAGTAAATTGTGGTTGTCTGTTTGATTCATAATTCTGAATTAATTGGAATACAGTATCTACTTTTTCTTCTACTTGTCCAATCCTGTTTCTAAAGTAAAGAAATAATAAGACAGAACTTAATCCTGTCACTCCTAAAGTTATCACTAACATTTTATTAAACATTATTATTTATAGTTATAAAAAAGTCTTTAAATAAACGAAAACATAAAATATTTATTTTTATATTGTCAATAAATATTTAATTAATTATTATAGCTATTATAGATCTATTAATATATTTCTAGCATCTTTTAATATACTTTCAGGATAGTCTAAATCTTTTAAAACTGATATTCCTCCTTTTGTTTCAGAAATGCCTTTTATCATTTTATAAGTATAAAATGCTTTATCATTTTTTATTTCAGTATTCATATTATGATTGGTAATTTTTTTATGTTTTCTAAATAATTTACATAATCGAATAAAATGAGTTGTAAGTAAAAATTTAATTTTTTTATTTTTTACTATATGATTTAAATAAGAATAAGCACTAGAAATTGCTTCATAAGGATTTGTTCCTGAAAATAATTCATCAAATACACAAAAATGCCGTTTATCTGGATTATCTTTTATTATATCTAAAAATGTTTTACATCTTCTTACTTCTGATTGAAATAAACTATCTCTAGAACAATCATCGGGTATATTTATATAACAATGAATATAATCATATGGATTTAAAATACATTTTTTGAAAAATCCCATACCAATTTGTTGTGAAAATAATAAATTTATAATTGTAGCTTTTAACATTGTTGTTTTACCTGCGGCATTTGGACCTGTTAATATAATACTTTTTTTAAAATCAATATTATTTTTAATAGGTATTTTTTTTATAGCAGGATGATGTAAATCGTAGAACTTTAATTTATTTCTTTTAGTGTAAGAAGTATTATTTATTTTTTTATTTTTTACTATATGATTTAAATAAGAATAAGCAC